GAGTCGTTACCTGTTCCTGTTAAATCTACTTCTGTACCTGCTGTTGCATTTGCAAAAGAAGTAGCTAATTTAAGTGTGTTATCATCTACTCTAATAACGTAGAAAATGTTGCCGTCTGTAAGACCTGCTAAAGTTGTACCCCCACTATTTTCATACTTAATAACCTCTCCTGTAAAGTAACCATGATTAGTAAAGGTAATGGTATTGTCATCTACATTTACATTTGCAACAGGTATAGTCAAATCTTTTACTGCAGATGTAATATTAGCAAAGTTGCTAGAACCAGTGTATGCAATTAGTGTGTTGCTAGACCTAGCTCCTATCACTTTATCGTTAAAGTTTACAAACTGCCAGTCATTACCAGCAGGACTGGTACTGCCTGTTATATCTTCAAAATCACCGTAGGGTGCATCTAGCTTAAATATTTTTCTAGTGCTAGATACTGTAGCTGTAGCAATTAGTTTATTACCAGAACTATTGTTAAACTGAAACAATTGCTCTATATCTGGGTACCCCTGTAACCCGACAAACTTAGCTACTACTGAACTACCACCGCCTGCTGTGCTACCAGAAGATACAGTGTCTAACACCACTATCTTGTAGCTGTTTGCATCTACAACCGTTGTAAGTGTGTGTGAAGCATTTATAACGCTTGCATCTATACCATCAGTAGCAGAAGCACCGCTAAATGTTACGGTATCTCCTACTAATCTACTATGCCCTGTATGGGCTATAGTAAGCTCTGTAGAGGCTTGTACTCCTATCTCTACATTACCGCTAGGTTGTGCAGAAATAACAGCACTAGTGACCGTTTTGAATAGCTGACTACCGTTTACGGTAGATGCTGACCCTGCTAGTGTAAGAGTTTCTGTAACTACAGTATCTGTAACATCAGTTCCAGTAATAGTAACGGTTTTACTACCATCGCTACTACCTGCGGTTGTTGCACTAAGAAATCTTGGTGCCGCAGGAGGCAAGCTACCTGCTACTAAAGTAAAAGTTGTATCAGGCTGTGCAGCTACCGCTATACCATTTGTATCTACAGCATCAGAAGCAGAGTCGGTAGTAATAGGATTGCTTCCTAATGTAAGAGCAAACTTAGCACTTGTAGACGTAAACCCTTTTCTGTTGCCTAGCCTACCTGCTGAATCATAAGCCACGTTGTTTGCTAATCTAGCATATTGTGGCTGTGCTTGTACTTGTTCTCCTTCAGTATTAAGACCAAAGATACCAGGTGCTCTTAGTATTAGTGATTGTATTTTGCTAGGCATTATTAGTAATCTCCTAGCACTGTCCAGTCACCGTTTTCACCTTGCCATTTATTATACTGCTCATATGCAACTGCATCTCCTAAAGCTTGTTGGTGTGCTTTCTGCACTTCAGAAAACTGCTCACCTTCATCTTCGCCTCTTTCTCGTATTGCTAAAGCCAACGCTCTAAGATATACAGGATTCCAAGGAACTTTAGAGTACTGGTCATCTACAGTAAAATCATCGTCAGGAACTACCACTTCTACATCAATACTATAGGCTTGGTCAGGAGTCTGATAAAACCTAATCTGTAAATCTTGAGTGTTACTATACCCTGCTACTGCATAGTGAACAGGCTCTGCTGTTTCATTATTTGTAGTTTGTGATTGTCTTCTTGCATAATCAAAAGGTACGCCCATTAAATGAACTTGGGTAGTAGTGTTAAAAACATCTACCACCCTTGTTCTTTGGTTAGTAAAAGTACCACCTTGCTGTAACGTATAGGTATGCGTTCCAGCACTTGTAGTAATAGTAATAGTCTGCTGTAGTGCAGTCCAGTTAAAAGCATCCTCTACTTCTCTTTTAGCATCATTAATAAACCTAAGAATAGCAGAAGATTGTTCTGTTTCATTAATAGTTCCTACTGTATTCTCTCGCATACGAGTAAGAATTTTATTTACCATATCCTTTACTGTAACTGCACTAGAAGACATATCCTACCCCTTTACTAGATTACTTCTCTAGGAATAACCATTACAAAAAGAGTACCAGAACCTAAGTCTATAGCACCACCAGTATTATTAGCAGCGATTACTGTTACAGTATTAGCTGCTGTTACTGCTGCTGATAGCATTAAGTCTGTTATATCTATACTCATAGAAGCCATAGCAAAGTCACCTAACTGTGCTCCAGTTACAGTAACTTCTTCTGCAGCTTCATCTCCGTCTGCAATAGACCCCCAATCTTTTGTTTCTGAAGCAATCGCAAACTTAGTTACAGACTGCCCATAGTTTGTGCTTGTTGGTAAAGCCATTTCAAATCTCCTCTAAAAAAGGGGGGATTACTCCCCCCGAAAAATTAAGCTGGTACAGCGAGTTTAACCCCTGCATCATTACGAAGTTCCCCAGTACCGTAGATAGTATCTGCAGTAAAAAGGTCTCCTAAGAACTCTTGCTTATATTGAGTTTGAGTTCTTACGCCCATTTGTTCTACTAAAGCCAAAGCTGATTTGTGCATTAGTATACATAGACGAGCATCTTGAGAGCCTTCTGTATCCAGAGGACTATTTGTAGATACATAAACTGGGATACCGTAAAGGTCACCAATCAATCCATTACGAATTGTGTTACCGTTGCCAATTTCACCAGTAAACGCTTGCTCTGTAAATCGAGCAATACCAGTAAGATTTTTCTTCTCTACTGGAGGTACTACAAGGAATCTATCAGCCATAGGTACATCAACATCATCCAATGTTTGAATTGCTTTACGCAATCCAGCATCAGCTATAGCAGCAGCGTTGTCACTACCTGCGTTAAATGCTGTTGAACCATCAGAACCAATAACTGTTCCAGAAGTACCAAAGTCTACAGTTGTACCGCTAGAAACTGTGTTTACAGTTCCGCCTTGTAAACCATAAGCTCTTAGGTATAGGTCTGCATCTATTTGAGTAGCAAGAGCGTAACCAGCATCATCAGTGTAGAACTGTCTCATGCTTGTTAGACCTTGTTTGTCTAATAAATCTTCGATTAACCTAGAATACTCATAGTGTTTATCTATAGAAATTTGAATTTCACTGTCGGTTGCAGAAATCAAAGTTACTTGTTGTCTAGTTGTTTTAAGACTTGCTGCCCCTCTAGTAGGAGTAGGGATGTGAATTGTATCCCCTTTTCTACCATTGTGGTTCATTACTGTAACTAGGTTTGCTAAAACCAAATTCTTTTTGTATGCAGCTACGACTTCGTTGGACCATAACTCAGGAATAAACTTATCCTGTGTGGTGGTATTCATCGCAGATGCGGCTGAAAAGTTAGCCATTATCTGTCTCCTTAATAAATTAAAACTATAGGATTAACGAACCCTACCTTCTTTGTATGCTTGATAAATTTCTGGCTGTAAGTCAGTGTATCTTCTTGGGTCTTCTAACTGCAGTCTAATTAATTCAGAACGCTTGTAAGTAGGCTTACCTTTTGAAACAGCATCTTGAGAAGCACCAGACGCTACTGCTGTAGCAGCGTTTAGTTCTCGTTCTTTTTCAGTTCGAGCTACTTCTTTTTGTTGTTCCATCTTGATGCCATGCAAACTTTTGTACTGGCTAAATAATTCGTCTGCGTAGTTAAAATCTCCTGCACTGGCTTTTTGCCACATATCTTGTCTTGGTACACTTTCCATTACCCACTTTTGAAAATCGAGGTCTTTTACGATTACCTCAACGTCTGGATGTTTTGCTTGCAGCCTATTCATAGTAGTGTCAGTGTTAGACTGTTGCAAAGCACCTTTAATAGGTTGGATAGCTTCCTCAACTATTTTTCGTACAGAGTCAACAGGATTAGCTAGAAAATCATCTTCTGATAACTGCCTCTCTTGTTCCTGTACTGGTGTATCTTGAGCCTCTTGTAAATTCTTTTGAATTAAACTATCGGCTAGTTTACGAAGTTCACCTAGTTCGTTTCCTTGTTTACCGTACTGTTGTTCTAAATTTTGGTAAGATTGTAAAATCTCATCTACGGATTTATTTTGAAACTTAGGTGGTACAGCTTTTTCCTGGCTTTGTTGCTCGGAGCTGCTTTCTTGCACTTCTTCGCTAGTTACCTTTTCTCCTTCTAACTGGCTACTGATTTCTTCAGTAGACGTACCGTCAGAAACATTCAAATCAGAATCGACTATTCTATCAGTCATACGAGTTCTCCTTGTTTTAACCCTTATGGGGGAACGATTAATGTGGTATACCTAACCTTTTCAGATTATGGTGGTTGGCTTTTCTATGTCTCCTTGCCCATTTGTCGGCTGTGGTAGGAAAGCCTGTGTCTATCCCAGGTAATGAGAATTTCCCGCCTGAGATTATTTTGTAGGCTGTAGAGTTTTTTGAACAAACACATGGTATGCTCTGTTCTCTACTCCACCTTTCAAAAACTTTGTTACATGAGTTACATTGATAATCATTTATCATTGTCTTCTGCCTGCTCTATTTCGTTTTTAAGAACGGACTCAAACTCAATCATAAGGTGCAACATACCTAAGGCACCTCTTTGTTGCCAAAATGTTTTTTCGTCTTGTATGTTTAGTATGTTATTTTGTTGATTAAACATATCAATAAGACGTTGGCGTATTAACTGCCACCCTTCACTCGATAGGG